TGAGCCATCTCTTATTATCTTCTTTACTTTATTAGCTACTTCACCTGCTTCACCGGTCAACCCCAATGTTGGGTATATAATGGCCTGTTCTCTCGGATATATTGCCGTTGTTAAAGCAACCTTTTGATACATGTCAAAGTCACTTACTTTTTTGTATTTATTAGACTCGTTACTTTGAGCCCCTAATTCTAGTTCTAATTGTCCGCTCATGGTAAATCATCTCCCTACCTGTGGTAAATATTTCTCTTTAGTTTCTTCCCATGATAGATAAATGATATCATCATAGAAGTGGGTTTCAGTTGACACTCTGTCTTGTTTCTTTAGACTAGCCAACCGTTTCTTAGCATACTTGGTCTTCCATAACTCTGTTAATGCTTCAACTGAATTATCAAATTTTCTAGTTAACGCAACCTCAGTATGTTCTTCTCTTAAAAATTCTCTTGTATTTGTAAATAACTCACCAAAGTATATACCTCTAGCATGTTCAGACTTTTGTAGTTTCTTATCAATGCCTAGTTTACTATATGTGAATGCTCTACTTCTATTTCTATGGTCTCTTTTATGAGGTTGACCACTAGGTTTCTTTGCAACATACCATTCAAAGAATTTGTATGTGTGGTTCTTCATTAACCATTGTTGTATCATGGTATTAGTTGTTTTCTCAGGTTCATACGAAACTGAACCAGCAGTCCAACCCATTTTCTTCCAGTTTTTTAGTCTATCATATTGTGATAATGGTATTACTTTAGTTTTACCATATAGACTTGTAGTTGTGACACCTACTAGTTTATCTTTATATTGATGTTCCCATGTTTGCTCTACCACATCTGACAAACATAATAAGGCTAGTAGTTTCCCACCAACCAGGTTGTATCCAAGCGGCTGTATAGGTACAATTGTACTACCAATGCAAGTATGATTAATCATCTTTTGTGTTTTTCTAGTTCTATCCCAACCAATGTATGCGTCCCTTGGTGTAAGGTCTAAGAAGTCACTAGACATACAGATAACACCTAGATATTTCTGTGTTACTTTATCTCTTACTAAGAAGTTTAAATTTCTACCAATGTTACTATTGTTTTTCATAGTAGATAAGAATGTTCTTAATGCATTCCATATCTCACTACCTTTGGCATTTGTGTGTGATTGTATTTCAGCACCATCTGTCCAGATAAGTTCTGGTTGTAGGTTCATATATTCTTCGGGGTCTTCTGGTAACCAAAAGTTATTCTTTACTTCTTGTATGACTGTCGCCTGGTCTGGTTTCAGCATAGCAGGTTTATCATCAAAGAATGAATTAGTTTCTACTGTTGGATATCTAAACTTTACCTCTTGAAATTTTTGATAAAGTGTATACTCTTGTACTGTCATAGCAGACACCAAGGTCAAATCTTTTATGATTGTTTCCTTTAATGTATCTGTATCAATATCTGGTACTAGAGATAAATCTATGGCGTCTTGCCAGCTTTGCCATTGGTCGTCTATTGACATGTCTTTGTTCCACGAATAACTCATAATGTATATAATACTCTAATTGTTTACAATTGTCAAGCTTGGTTCTTCTCTAATAATTTATTAAATTTTCTATATTCTTCCATTCTTTTGATTTGTTTCATAGCTTTCTTTTTAGCCATGTCTAATTTTAGTTTAGATACATTCTCTGTAAAGTTTCTACCAATAATGTGGTCGTATTCATGTTGACATATTCGACTCATTATACCATCTAAGTGTACTTCTTTTGTGTCGCCATTTTTGTCTTCATATTTTATCACACATTTTCTAGGTCTTTCTATATCAATAAACATGAAAGGATAAGTTAAACAACCCTCTTTCATTCTAATCTTTTCTTCACCTACTGATACTATCATAGGATTAAACATTGCAAAAGCCATACCTTTTTCTATACCCTCATGGCCACCAGCTACAAACATATTGAAAGGAAGACCTACTTGATTACAAGTTAGACCTATGCCACCAAATTTCTTCATAACTAAAAACATACAGTCAACAAGTTCTTGTCTATCTTTAAAACCTTCTTCTTTCAATAGTTCATCTGTAAATGGTGCTATTGCTGATTGTACTCTAGGGTCGTTTGGTGGTATTAACTTTAGTTCTTTCATATTGTTCCTAACTGTGTGAAGTTTTGATGTTTCTCAAATTTAATAATGTTTGTAAACCTGTCAAACAAAATATCTCCTTTGTGTGATATAATAAAGATGTTTTCTTTCTCTAAACCTTTAATAATTTTAAAGAAGTCATCTGTACCTTGACCATCTAAACTACTATCAAAGATTTCATCTAAGATTAATAGATTGGTATTTGTACTATTCTTCATTCTAGCGATATCACGCCATGTAAATAGTAAGGCAAGGTCAATTCTCATCTTCTCACCTTCACTAAAGTTATTATAATTAAATGTATCTCTAAATCTACTCTTAACTGTTTCATTAAACTCTTCATCTAAGTTGAATGATATGTAAAAGTCCATTGCTTGTAGATACTTATTAATAAGTTGATTCATAATAGGTACATACTTACGAATGATGTTTGCTTTAGCACCTTTATCGTTAAGTATTTCTCTTAGTATGTCAACATAATCTTTTTCTTCTTGTACATCTGTTAACTTTGCGTCAGCAACACCAAGGTCAGCTGCCATATTGGCCAATTCAAGTTCTATCTTTTCAATGTCAATATCTTTTCGACTAGCTGTAGAAATCTCTAACTGAATTTGGTCGCTGTGTTTCTTCAACGCTGATAGACTTCCGTTTATCTTGGCTATCTCGACATTCATTTCTTGTATCTTGTTTGACATCTGGTTGAATTGGGTCAACTTCTCTTCGTGACCAGTTAATTCTCCTACGAGCTGCTTGAGTCCTGATTCTAGTTTGGAAATTGTTGTAGTTTCGTGATTGCATTTTTCTTCCTTAAAGGTTTCGTCTATTGATTGTGTACACACCGGACATGTGTCATTATCTTTAAAAAAATCTAGTGTCTTTTTATGTGTAGATATATTTTGCTCTATCTTAGTTTCAAATTTTTCTAAGTCTTTAACCTTTTTGGTGGTTGTGTCATGGCCAATTAATGCATTTTGACTGACTGCAATGTCTTCATTTAGTTTTTGTAATTTTTGTTCATATATTATTCTATTTCCATCATTTTCTACTATCTTATTTTGTTGTACCGTCAGGTTGTCGCTACCTTTGGTCTCCAGAGTTTTTAGATACTTTGCTTCAGTTTCATACTTGGTCTTTATTAACTCACATTGGTGCCTCACCTCCGTAAGTTTTTTTGAAGTTCGCTCTGTTGGGAACGCAAAATTAGGTCCATTAAGCCAAAAACTCTAATATCTAAGATTTCTTCTACAACTTCTCTACGATATCTAGGTTTCATTTTCATAAACGGTTCGTATGAGGAAGAACCTAATAAAACCACCTGAATGAATGACCTATAATTGAGTTTCATTATGTTTGTTTCAAGGTACTTTTGATAATCTACATTGTTGGCGTCTTGATTAATAAGTTTACCATTACAAAATATCTCAAATAGATTTGGTTTTATACCTCTTCGTATAATATAGTTCTTTGTGCCAACATCAAACTCTATCTCTACCATACAATCACCATTATTAATGGTGTTGACCATTTGTTCTTTCTTAATAATTCTAAAAGGTCTGTTGAATAGTACAAAACATAATGCGTCTAGTAAGGTTGACTTACCTGTGCCGTTTGTACCTACGATTAAAGTAGTTTGTGAGATACTTAAATCTATCTCTATTGGCTGATTGCCTGTTGATAAAAAATTCTTATATGATATTCTTTTAAATAGTATCATTCGCTAGCTTCCATGTACAGTTCTTTTGCAAACTGTTTTAATTTTTGTTTGTCTAATTTTATATCTGTCTGTTCGATATAGTTACTTAAAAAGGTAAGTGTGTCTTCACCTTGTTCTAATATATCTTCTCGTACTGAGGCACCAATATCTGTAGGGTCTTCAATTACATCAATAGCATGTATGTTAATAGCGTTATACAATCTATCCATTAGTCTTTCAAACATGTCATTATCTGACCTATTAGATACAAACAACTTAACAAAACATTTGTCGTATTGATTAATGTCTAACTCATCATAGTTTGTTTCTTTATCATTGTAAATAATCTTTTTAAACATACTATTAGGATTTTCTACCCTTGTCAACTCTCTAGTTTCAGTATCAAAGATATGAAAGCCTTTAGGACATTGGTAGTCTGACCATGTCATTTCGTATTGAGTGCCAAGATAATAGATATGACCATCATCTGATTTCTTATGAAAATGACCAGACATAACCTTTTCAAATCTTTTAAACATTGCCTTTTCTTGGCCATGGTCATTGAAATGTCCATTGTGCATTTCAAAACCTTTTACTTCTAAGTGACCCATAGCAATAGATGATGTACTATTCTCTATTGTTCTAATACTTTCTGCCTCATTGTCATCACAAATCCATGGTATAAAGAGTATTGGTAGACCATCAAACTCAACTGTTGTTGATTGTGTATATACCTTGGCGTCTTTACATATGTCAAGGTTTTGCATAGCATTGACCTCATTTGTATTCTTATAATAAGTGTCGTGATTACCAATGATAATATGTGTATCAATACCTTGTTCATCTAATCTATTCCAAAATACTTTCTTGAAATTGTGTGCTGTATTGTGGTTGATAAACTTTCTTCTATCTACCACATCACCTAGATGTATTAATGTTTTGATACCATACTGTTGCATGTATGGAAAAAACAGTTCATTATAAAATTTGTTTTGAAACTCAATAAAGGCTGGTGAATCGTTACGAGCCCCAAAGTGAGTATCATTTAGCAGAGCGATTCGCATATTAGTTGAACTCCTTTAGGTAAGTAATAATGTTTGTTAATCGTTTCATATCTTCTCTAGCATTTCCTATAGTTGCATTACAATAGTGGCATAACAAAGCTCTTACTTTGCCTGTCTTGTGATTGTGGTCTATATGTAATCTTTTAACTTGCGTATCTTTATGAATTTTACAAATATAACAACAATCTTTTTGTTCTGTTAACATTGTATTATATTCAGTTAAAGTAATACCATAGTTTTTCATCATTGCTTTGTTTGCTGATTGGTCTTTATTCTTAGCATAATACTCTCTCATAGCAGATTTTCTTTTTTCTGAATTATTATATTTTGCTAATGTTTCTTTTCTTCTTGCTGGGGTTGTTCTTATTTCTCCAACTTTGTATTTTCTAGTCCCATTGGGACTTCCTAATCTACTCATAACTACTCCTTATATTAATATTAGTATCATTAATATTTATAATAGTTAGTATCTTAACGATAACTATCTTCATTATTTTTTCTTCTTTGCGGCTTCTAATTTCTTTTTATGTTGTAATGTAGTTCTCTTTGGCATTTTTTTAGCACTAGGATTTAGTTCTTCCGTTGGCACCATATTCTTTTGTAAGAATTCTGTAAACTGATTTTTAAAATCTCTATCTTCACCTGGATTTAAAGTCATATCATCATAATTACCCTCTGCAATCATTCTTTGTTTGATTGTAGTTTGTTTCTTTTCTTTTTGTATTCTACGAATAAATGCGTAATAGATTATTTGTGTGAAGTAAGCAAACGGATTGTTTGACTTGTCTGGATTAAAGTTGTGTAAATACTGTAAACAGTTTTCTATACCATCACTAATCATATCATCTCTATATGTGTAGTTGATAAAATTAGGTCGATAAGATAAATGATTCGCTATCTTTAGGAAACATTCACCGACATAATTGGGAACTCTAGGTTTGTCTTTTCCTAATTTTTCTGCTTCGTGAACAGAGTTTCTAAACTCGACCATAGCGGCCAAGAATTCTTTGTTGTTAACATAATGTTCTGGTTTTGCTTTTGATTTTGCCATAATATCCTCAATGTTGTTTATATAATACTCTAAGTTGATGTAATTGTCAAGCTTAGGTTGTTTTTATTTATTTTTCAATTTAGTTTAATTCCACGGTTGACATCTTTTTTATCTTGCTGTATAATAACGGTGTCCGTTTTCAGAAACACTAGCTTTAAGTACCTAATGTCCTTAGTGCATTGTTGGTTCATCTTCATCATCAAAATCATCAAACTCTCTAAAGATTTCATTCATTTTTTTATTCTCTTCAGGAGTAAACTCTTTTCTGTGATAGTTCTCATCTCTTTTAGGTCTATCTAAACTATCATAGTTTTTAATAATATCAGTATAACTACCACTCATCTCTAAGGAGGCGTTGGTGATTGTCATAATTTTATCTTTAGGAATAGTAACAACTTTGTCCATAGTATAGTTAGTCCAACGAATCAAAGCAATATAATCTCTGAAGCCTGTTGGTGTCATTTGAGGAATATACTTTATCTGTAAAGGTTTGTCAAGTCTAATTAGAGGACCATTATCTGGCAACTGTTTCTCACCAGTAGGTAGTACGGTAACAATGTCGTCACCGTTAATAAGTTTTATTATTTTAACTGTTTGATTCATTGTTCAATTCTATGTTGTGTATTTCATATTCAAAGTCTTCCTCACTATAGATATTTATCCTTTCTCTAAAGTGGTTGAGTGTGTAGTTCTCTTTCTCATTGTATGTTAAGTCATCTGCAATGTCATATAAAGTAGCAGAACCATTATTATCTTTTTAAATCTTAAACCTCGACCAATAGATTGTAAGTTTCTTATCCTAGATTTAGAAGGACTAGAAAAGATAATGTTGTGTAAGTTACGAATATTAATACCGGTACTAAAGGTTCCGTAGCTTGCCACGATAATAGCATTGTCAGCCTTTTCTGTAAGTTCTCTAATCTTTTCTCTTTCATCTGTATCTACTCCTCCGTGTACATAAAAAACTTGTTTATCAGGTGCCTTTAGTTTAATATCTTCGTACAATTGTTTACCATGTTTTTCTACATATTGAAATAAACAAAGTGTATTACCATTCAGACCAGCGGCCAAGTTTCTTATAAACTTATTTCTTTTATCAGAGGTCACAATGTAATCCATCTCTTCTTGATAGTTCATGCCACTAGCATGTTTACACTCAATCGCACCATGTTTTAATATTAGACAGAAAATCTTTAAGTCTGCTAATTGTTTCTTCTCTTGTAGTTCTACTGTAGAAACCACCTTGTTGACCGTACCAAACAGTCCTTCTAATACTAACTTGTGACAATTATGAACTAAAGCGCCTTCAATAAAATAATTATGGTTATCTTCCACGTTTATATCATACACATCATTATCATTAATTTATTTCAGATATAGATTCTATTTTTTCATTATATAATTTCAATTTTCCACCCCTTCCACTTTCCCTGTATAACATACGAATCTTCCTTTATGCTACGGGCCATGCATGTTTTAGGATACTCACAACTTAGGTTTAATCTAAACCATTCTCTAATACCAATACCAATTACCATATGTATATCGCCGATATTAGTAATAACTTTATAATCATTTTTAGATATGTGTTTACCCATTCTACTTTTTGACATTTTATCTCGTGTAATAATACTCATAGGGATACCTTTATTCCAACTGGATTGTCCTAATCTACTATCTCTAATTTTATTTCTAGTTTCCTGCGAGTGAGTTTTTCCAAACATAACATGATTCGTACCAGACAGATATGTTCGATTTGCAACCATTTTTTTCTTTATATCATCAGACTTTTTAGTGCCATACATTTCAACTAAAGTTTTGCCCTTTTTATTTGAAACTTTACCAAACATTGGATGATATTGACCACGTAATCTAGGTGTATTACTGTTAATTTTATCTTTCGCTTCCTGAGTCAAAGGAACTCCTGCCGTATCAAATCCAACACATTTTTGATTCGACTTATTATAATATAAATTGTTGCATTTAACATCCAACTTTTTATGGTATCGAACTTCTTCTTTTACAGCATCGGTTCTAGTGTTATGTCTTGTTAATATAGTTTTCTTTGGAATTTCGTTAGGGGTGTGTTTAGACGACCCATAATATTCATCTTCACCAATATTACAGCTACAAGAACGAACACCATGATAAAGCATTCCATTAACGTATTCTAAAAGATATGTGTAATGATTCATATTATTATTTATATAAAATAAGAACTCCAGAACTAGTTTATAGTAAATTGTCTAGTAGAGTTAATTCTCTAGCTTCAACCCACCCCCTATTTGTAGTATATAGTTTATGTTCTGGCGTGCATTTTATAGTTCTATTATTAGTTTTAATTAGCAAAAGTTTACCTTTCTTAGGTCGGCCATTATTATATACATCCAACACTCGTTTATATTGGACAGTTTTATTATTTTCGTTATATGATAACACCATATCACCAGACACGACTTTATCTATATTTTTGGGTCCTGTGGAAGTGGTTACCCTCATATCACTAGTAAAACATTGTGTTCCATCCAATGTTCCTGTAAGACCGACTCTATATGGACAATTTTCTAATTTTGCCAATATCTTTGTTAATGAAACGGCCTTAAATAAATGTGCTTCGTCACCTATTACCATACCAACATCTTTAAAGTATTTCTTAGGTTGTGTATAGATAGATTGCCATGTAGATATGATTACAGGTTGATTTGTTTCTTTAGAATGGCCTTGATATATTCTGTGTACATTTTTCTCAGGTGACCAACCATAATCTTTGAAGTCTTTGAACAGTTGTTCGACCAAAGATGTGGTAGGTACAATAATTAATATCTTTTTCTTCTTTTCTTTTAACCGAAGAATGTTAAACCTAACAAGAAGATAGACAATAAGAGATTTTCCACTAGCTGTGGGTGAAAGTAATAAAGTCCTATTTTTTCTAACTGCATATATAAATGCCTCCTTTTGATAGTCACGAACAGTAAAAGGTATTTTTAAAGCTTCAATAAACTTATCTACCTTTGCTTCGTCAACTTTTGTATCTTGTATTTTAGTGCCGTCAACAACATGAACCTTGTTATCTTCACACCATTTTAATATATAGGGGTATAGACCAACATAAATCTGGCCGGTTTGATATGAGAATAATCGAATCTTTCCGTCCCATACTCTGTTTCTAAACTGAGGCATAAACTTAAAACCAGGAACTTCAAATGTAAAGAATTGTCCTAGTTCTCTTCGTATGTCATCATCAGCCTCAATCTTTAAATGAACATCATCTTTTTTATCTATAATTAAATATCTTGTTAAACTCATTTATAAAATCCATGTCATAAGTGAATACCTATTACCTTTAATTACTTCTTTAACTTCGTGTGAGAACATAAAATTACTAGGAAAAACAATGCCTAATGCTTTCTCTTGCTTAGGTATATATTCGCCGTCACAGAATACAATTTCACCACCCTCTTCGGCAGTTTGTAAAAACATTAATGCTGTTACATGTGGATAACCATACTGTTGACCATGTGAATGGTGTATATTGTCTATATGATTTTGCATAAAACCACCTTCAGCATAATGATTCATTCTGAATGGTGTAAAACTTTGTGGTACTATTTTAGTATGTGTCTTAATATAATCATCAACCATACCTCTAAATCCAGTTTTTAATTCTTCATAAAACTTATCTTGTTTATTAATCCAATACTCTTTCATATCTACTCTATCGTTAGTTCTAGGAGATACATCTGTATTGGTCGAAAATGATGATTGATTCCATTTACCATTTGTATGATAGTGATTTATTACATTATTTGCCAGGTCACTAGAGATAACTTGTTTGTATGTGTGAATATAATTCGTGATTTGCATTTAAAACTCTGCTGATTGATACTCAATACTTTCGCCAACTTTACCTTTTAACATTATATTAAAAGCAACACTTATTCTATTTTGACTTGAAGTGTTTACTGGCACATGATGTACCACATAAGAGGGAAATAGTATTAATCTATTTACTGTTGAAGGATAATTCCAATTAGGCGCATTATTTAATTGCCACTCTTTTACTTTAGGCTCTAAAACATGAGCTTGTTGTCTAGGGTCAGAGAATATAATATTTGCTTGTTCATCTGATTTTAAATAAAAAACACCACTCAATATATTATTAGAATGTGTATGAGGTCTATGATAATGGTGAGTAGGACTTACTGTACCCCACATATCAGTTATATTATAATCTTCACAAATCCATTTCATATCATCAAAATAAAATTTTTGACAACTCTAAAACCTTAATTTGTTAAGACCTTAAATTTAATTATGTTTATGAATAATCAGTTTTGATTGTCCAATTTTGTACCAGACTTTATTTTCTTCACCACCCTCT